CGGAGGTAATTCGCAGGCCACAACCTCAATCCCGGCATTATTCATAGCCTTCTCATCGAGGTACTTTGAAGTCGCATCCGGGTTCGTGAGATATTGATCACAGTCGAAACGCTTACAAATCTCAATGATTCGATCAGTTCCCCTTGCCTCAGTCACGAAATCATAATGAATCTTGGATGTATTAATGCTGAGTAGCTTTGCGAAACCGAGAATGAGTGGAACATTAACGTCGATCAGTTTGTTACCATCCGTGTAAAACTTATCCTTAATACTGCAAGAGCCGCCAACCACAGACTTCGTGATCCAGTCTTCCCCGATATTCCACCTGTTCTGATACCCATTCTTCTCAAACTGACAATTAATCATCAGGATGAATTTCTCGCTCTGTTGCATCTTGTGGAAAAAGGGTAGCCACGGAACTAGGTTTGGCTGATGGATTCCAATCTTCAAACGAATGCTCTACTTTTCCCCATCACCCTTATCACTTCAGGGTTCGGTTTATCGCAATCAAGTTTACGAAGGCAATCCATAAGGCGAAGGTATGTGTCTGCATCATCCGTGAGGGCTACGGTATTACCCTCATCTGTCCAGACTTGAAAACGGTATGAGTCCACAGCATCTCTGTAATTAATCCTTGCGGCATCGTGAAGGAGGATAAGATTTGAGCAGGCGCTTGCCACATCTAAACAACGCGCCCTATCCCTTCCATCAATGAAAATGAGGTCATAGAAATTACCGCTTCCAATCTCATTTACATATTCATCCATGTTAGGACGATGACAAACTGTAGTGTTGGGAAGGTTGAGTCGGCTTACAACTCCGTAGAAATTCTCATCATGCTCAACGCTCTTGAGACTCTCAACGCTTGGATAAAGTGCAATAATCTGGGTTGATGTTCCCGGCCCCCATTCAAAGACATGGCGCGGTTTGAAAGCATCAAGGATGGCGTAGAGTGTTTCTGAATAGCTATACATTGACTTTGCTGGCATTAACCCATTTCCTCACGCTTGCAAGGTTCATTCTCCAAGGATGGAAGTACCAAAGTTTGTGCGTCCCATCAAATCCCTCTTTCTCCATGCTTCCCCAGCCTGCTCCATCAATCATCTCAATTCCATTAGATGCACAGATTTCCCTGGTGTCCTCGTTGTAGGACATGAAGGGTGGGATAAAAATCTTCGTCTTAAGATAAGAACAGGAAACGAGGATACTAAACATCTGGGTTTCTCTACTTAGCTTCCCATGCTCTGCATGAATAAGTCCGTGAGATGCAACCTTGATGAAACGAGGAATGTATGGGTCGAAGAGGCGATCTACATCGCAGAAGTAAGAGAACTCACGGCCACGCATCGGAAGGTCTGGATAGACGGAACCTATTGGCGTTGCTTTTGCGAAAAGATTGATTCCATAAATTACCTTCGCATCAAGGTGATCACGCAGATACCTTGCAATATCATTCAGCTCTGCCATGTCAGTGTTAGGACTCACATCGTCCACACGAATTGTTATACCGCCCATGAAATCGGCCTCCCAACAATAGCTGAATATTCCTGATGCGCTTCTGACTTTATGTGATCGGGGTGCTGGCCGCTCCAGTGTCCAATATCACCAACCGTAACGCCGGGAACCCATGCGACCTTTGCTTCAGTCTCAAGGACTATTTGCTTTAGGATATTGAAGGCTCCTGAGATTCCGTTGGGACTGAAAGACTCGAAGGTGAGGCCGTCTAGGAGAGATGCCCTCATACACCAAAGACCACCCACAATATCGCTGGGACGAACAAGATCACTCTCTCCATCGCGGCCATGCACAAATGCGGCGTTTGAAGGGCTGACGTTGGGACTTACAATATCGCTCCCCGATTTCTCAAGGGCATACACCAGCTTCGTGAGCCAGTCCTTAGGAACCACACAATCGTTATCCATCTTGGCAAGATAGGTGTACCCCTGATGCTTTGTCTGATTGAAGAACTCGATAATGACGTTGCGGAGGCCGCATGATTCTTCATGTACTGTAAGGAGGTGAGCTAACCCAGAACCCTTAAGAATCTCTGCTGTTCCATCCCGACTCCCATCATCTACAAGGTAGAAATGGACTCCCTCATAAGACTGTGCAGTGACAAGCGCATCCATACACATCTTCGTGTATTCTGGGCGCTTAAAGCAGGGTACAAGCACAGCAATCATGCTTCCTTCTCCTTAGGAGCTAAACAGAACTCCATCCAAGTCAGGCCGCAGTGTTTACAGGGTTTCACAACGCCCGTATAATCAGATGGGAACGAATGGCTACACTCACTCATCAAGTTTCCTCTTTGCTTCCAATACAGCTTCAGAGAGTTCAGAAAATTCTGAGAGTGTGAGTTCCAGCCTCACATCCCTCACCTTCAAATGGATGTATCGAGGCTCCTCAAGCTCTGCACCTTCCGCAAATATCTTTCCCTCATTCTCAAGATAGAGATTCTTATTCAGGTTGATAGCAAGAGAGTCTGAGGCCAGCGGGTACTTCGCAACCTGCTTACGGCATAACTCAATGTGAATCCCCTCACGCGGTTCTGGGCGGCCTTGTGCTTCCCATCGAGATAATGAATCCTTAATCCCCTTGGCAATCTCTAAGAAGTCTTGCAGTGAGAGCAGGAGTCTCAGGTTGCGATAATGCACATGCACCTTCTCGCAGATTTCCACCACGAAACGATTGTTGAATATTGCCTTCTCTCCAACCTTACGAGATGACAATTTGTTTATCGTTAGACCCAAGGGATTCTCCTCTCTCTATGTTGTAAACTCCATGCCCGTAATAACTCTTTGCGAAGGCTAGACACTCATACGCATCCACCCCATCGCACACCATCTTCATAAACTTTCTCCAAATCTTTCCATTCCAGAAATCACGGTAGACCACGTTCACCATGAAAAGGTAAAGGTCATTTGGAATCTGATACTCAAACTGGAAGGTTCCGTCCTGAGACCATCCATAAGACTCTGTATACTTCCCCTTATTTCCGTATCGCTCTAAATCTTTCCAAGCGATTATGTTTTGAACCCTTGCAACCTCACAAATCTCTGGGAATCTCTCCACCTGCTTCTCAAGGAATTTCTTTCCAACAGCCCGAATGAAATCAAGGGGATCACGTTCAATCCCCGGCTTCGCGGCAATCACATCTCTTACCGCCTCATTCCTCATCACTTGATTCATCGGACTTGCTTCCATACATCTCCTTAAGAGGTACTGCGCTGGTTTTTAACAGGAACCAGCAAACCTGTGGGGAAACCCCTATTAGGCGATTGCGCCTGTAGAGCGAAGCCAGCGAAGCTGACCATGCGCTTTTTCATTTCCATACTGCAAGCACATTTCACCTTCAACCCAGCCCTTGATCGAGGAAGCTGTTGCCGCCCCTTTGTACTGCTGAATATCACGAAGAATCGCGATTTTAGCCATACTGGGAGAAACAATAGCCACACGAGAGGTCATCATGTTGCGGTCAGGAATAACGTCAACCGTTCCAAATGAACCCTCATACTTATTCACGTTCTGAATAGCGGTACGAGTAGACGCTTCGATGTTCCAAGTGAAACCCGTCTTTGCGCTAAACTTCTGCGAAATAACACGCTTTGAAAAACCACCTGTGAAAAGAGCGCGAGGATCGCCGCCCTGATCCCAGATCTTCTGAAGCACAATGTTCACGTTCGCTTCCGTGATTTGAATGCGGCCAGAAGAACCAGCACCAGTTCCTTTTGCGGTGTTCGTGACCACTACACTAAACAAACCAGCCGAGCGACGAGCAACACCCGTTGCACCAGCGGTTGCGATGGTTGACCACAGGAACACTGAGTCATAGTCACGGAGGAGAGATTTCATCGCCTTCATAACCTGATTCGCAACTTCATCACGCACCCCGGCTTTATCCACAGCGGCCTGAGTGAACGTAACGTCGAAGTTACGGAGCCTGATCATCGTGTAGTTGGTCTTTCTCACACGCATCGAGGGCGCGGTGTAAGTCAGATCCGCACCTTCCTTGATACCTGTACGAGAGGTCGTAGCGAGGCCGTCCGTCATCCATTCATGGGTACGGGCAGTTGCTTTGACTTTACCGCACATCGCAAAGAAAGGAACTTCATCCGGGTACAGCGCCGCGACTTCATCAGCGAGACTCTCCCTGTTACCTTTCTGTAAATATGTATTGACTGTCGGTTGTGTTGCCATTTATTCGGTACTCCTAGCGTTGTCCCAAACCTTCAAGAACATCGTCAGAAACAAGAGAGTTTGTGTTAATTCGAGTCTTTAGAAACCGCGCTTTGTCTGCGTCATTTCCATAGATCGCCTTACGCTTCAGCGCCGCATCTGAATCGGGTTTTTGAACACCCTTCTTCGTACTCGTATCAACACTTATTTTCTTCTTCAAGGTATTCACCTGTCTCTCTAACTCACTCTTAGTGGATTTGCCTTCAGAAACTTTATTTAAGGCTACATAGTGATCGACTGCAAAACGCCATGCGCGTTCCTGTCCGCGAGGAGAGCTGTGAAGCTCTGGAGCTGAGTCGTAAATCGCCTTCGCATGCTTGAAGATCTCATTCTTCACCTTGTCGAATCCTTCAAGGGATGCGGCTGTTTCTTCTACCGCTCTATTGAAGTTCTCAACTTGGCTGGTTTGAAATCTCGCTGGCGCTGTGCGAATCGTATTCTCAATCTTCTCCTCAAGATCCATGAGTTGAGCGACCTTTGCTTCGTCTGCACTATTCTTAATCTGCTCAAGACGAACCTGACGCTTCAAGGTCTTAAGTTCACTCTCACTCATCTTCTCAAGCTGGGCTTCATCAGAATCTTTTGGAGCAGAAGGTTTTTCAGAACGAGACTTCTCAAGCTCTGCCTGTAACTTCTTCATCTGGGCAGTTAGCTCATCAAATCTCTTCTGCACCTTGGACTTTGGAATTAAATCCTCTTCTTCCTCAGACTCCTCAGACTCCTCAGATTCTTTATTAGCCTCTTCCTCAATTTCTTCAGCAGGAACTTCTGGCTCCTCAGTCTCTTCACCATCTTCTTCAACTTCTTTGGGAGTCGAAACAGCATCTTTTTCGTGCTGATCAACTTCGTCCGCAAGGGTTGAAGGCAAATCCATAGAGCTTGCAAGTTTCGAGGCAAATTCCCTCTCATCATGCTCTTGTACCGCTTTCTCTTGACTTTTCTGTTCGGGCGTTAATTGAGTTTCTCTAACAGCCATTTTCTTATTCCTTCCATGAGATTCAGGCTCTCAAGCGGCCTTTCAACCTATTCAGGGGTTATGTGGAGACCCAGACTCCCAGCAGGATTAAGGGATGCGGCCCTTCGGTTGAAAATCATTCCCCAGACTACTAATTACAAGACTTGTTATAAGTAGAATCTCCAAATAAACGGGTCAGGAAATTCTTCAAGGATTCTTCTCCCATCCAGCGCCCAATCTCGAAGCTAAGGAAACTTGTTATAACCACTAGTCCTAACCAGAGGGCTTCTGTCATGGATGGTAATTAAAGGTTTGGGTAGTCAACTCCCCATTCTGGAGTAGCTCTGCCTGCACCTTATCCTTGTCATGCACAAACTGTTCAAGATCATTCCAGAGATCGTTCGCCATCTCTAATCGTCCAATCCTACGGTCGCTTGATACACTTGAATCGCGTGTCGAAAGTTCTGTTGAGATGCGTCCTGCTGTGAGCGCCTTGAGGACAGCTCCAAATTCTCCGCACAAGACTCTCTCCACAAGTTCTCCAACGTAGATGATGTGGGAAGCTTCGTTGCGGGAGCATCCTGCAAGTCTCTCTTCAATCGCTTGGTCTGCCTTCGATTTCTTTGCTTTCTTGATCGCATCATCAATTCCCTTTTTACGCCGCACTAGCTTTCTCCTTGGGCACTGGATCAGGCCCGTATTTACGCCCTGTGATTGGGGCTAGAATCGCTTCCTTTCGAATCTCAAGGTTATCGCGTCCTTTCTGCATGAGGAGAGCTGTCTGCAACTGATCGTTCTGCGACTGAATCTGCTGGGCGGCTTCTGCCTGCATTTCTTCAGGGGTCTTTAGGAGGCGTTGAGAGATGCGGACATCATAATCATCAAGGTAGATCTTCCTGATCTCGTCTTGACGGATGTAGGGGTCATTCATAAACATCTGGAGCATCGCAAGCATCTTCTGTGCGCGAAGAGCCGGGTTTGCGTTATCGAGTCGGCCATTCGGGATGATATTGAATTTCCCCTGAATCTCGCGGCGAGAGACTTTAAGGCTTCTCTCATTTGTGATCATCATGGTCTCTTCATCATCGCCAAATTGGTTGTAGAGGGAGTCGATCTGGTAGTAGAGATCAACCATCTGGTTCTGGAAGACAAGGAGATCCATGCTCTGCAACATCCCGCTGTTACTCTCAATCGCACTCACTTCACGGGCTGTCTTGCTACCTTGAGGGCCGTTACCCGGTGAATTATTAGTCTGCGATATGGCGGCTGTCGTATTACCGATCCGATCATTTGCCCAAGACTTAAGATACTGCATAGAGGCAAAACGCCCAGCCTGTCCCATGTTGGGATTCTGAGTCACTGTGTAGTCTGCCGCACCATTCTCTGTCTCAACAACTTGTCCCGGAACGTAACGTAGATTGCGGAGGTTCTTTACGCTGTTCTTACGGGCAACTACCGTGGGAGTCGTGGCGATTGTCCCAGCATCAATGTCCTGATTGAAGATGGTACTGATACCCGTCTGGAAGTCATCGTCTAGCGCGGGAATCCCACGGGATGACATAATCTCTGCATCATTGATCTCGCGGCGAACTACGACATAGGGGAATAACCCGTGATCGTATGGAACCTCAATGAAACGGAGGATGCTGGACGGAGAGCCTTCGGGGTATGTGATCAGGACGCGCTCATCTATCCCATCATCGTTTACGTCATACCATGTGGCTACCTCATGCAGAACCACCTCATCTGAGTCGGATCTATACGAGCTATTCTTACCATCCCGGATATTCTTGATGAACTCTGAGGCAGACTCGCCACTCTCCTTAGTCCAGCTATTGATGTCATCATCGCTAAACTCACGGTATTTCTCAGTCTCAATGTCGCGCTTAACAGAGTTCTTGGACTTGTAGAAGCGGTAGTCGATGAATGCCGCATCCTGAATGTCGCAGGTGTCTACAGGGAATGTTACTTCGTCGCGCGGATTACAAGCCTTCACTTCCACGCGGTTCTCAGATACCTCCACAAACTCAAACTCGAACTCAGTCTTCCCCTCACGAAATTCGCTAACCACCCTCTCAATCTCATCCACATTTTCTTGGAGAGAGAGGTCTGGCCGCATCTCCTCTGCGATAATCTGCGCAAGCGTCGCATCATCAACTTCGGGAAGATAGAGGGCTTCTAACACCTCCCTATCAAGATCATTCAGATAAAGATACTTGCAATATTTCCGAGTCTCAAATTTCCATCCCACTCGATACACCTTGTACCCGTTGTGAAGCATATAGTCCACACCAAGGGCATATTCCTTGAAAAACTTCACCTGAGTCCGCATACGCCAATCAAAGAGTAATTCCCGCTTCCTCGCTGGCACTACATCCTCTGGGCCAAACGGCTCAAAGGTTACGATTGGAGACACCCCGTAGGCGAGATTGATATAGGCAGGCTTTAGGCGGTTAATGTCACTGTCGATCTGCGGAAGGACGAAATTCGCTGACCCCACCCACGGGAATGACTTCTTGGTACGAATGCCATAGCGTTTACGGGTATAGGAGTCAATACGGCTCTCCCAATCACCGCGATAACCTTTTTCATCTTCGATGTCCTTGTCGAGCTTGACTACGAAATCAATCAAGTCCTTAGTAACCTTGATTTCCTTAACTTTTTCCAGACTCTCTGGATTCCTATCTTCTATTTCCATCACATTCCCTAAAGGTTATAGCCAGAGTAATCATCCCCGGCTCCGACATACATTTCATGTTCTGGCTGTTCGACAAGAATGCCGTACCCAGCCCGGTCACGAGTGTTACTTTCATATTCTGATTGATCGAGGCGATTCACATAATCCAAGGCGTAAAGCCCCATGATGAAGGCATCTGCGCGGTCAGGTGATCGGCCAATCGCCTTCTTAATATCATCCTTGGACTGAACGAGAAGCTTCCCGTTATTCGTTGGTTCAAAGCGAACTACACCAAGTTGCTTGGCTAACTCAAAATCATCTGAGGGTAATGCCACCTGACTATTCGCAAACTTCTCTGCCGCTTCCCACCACATCTGGGCGCGAAGATTCGTGTATTTGACTTGGGCATTAAGGCTCGTGGGCTTGCTTGAAGAATTGATTGCAAGAATCGGTTCATCAAGGGAGTTCAGTCCATCAATGACACCAGACCCGATTCCTATGGAGTCCACCGCGATGATCTGGGCGTTGGTTCGGCGGCGATATGCGGATATCAGTGCCGCTGTCTCAATGGGACGGCGATGCTCAATGACGAGTTCATCGGCCTTGTAGAAGGTGTTTCCAGCAAGTTCCATGAGGAAACAGACGTTCTCATCCCCAGTGATGGCGGGATCATTCACAACGACGCGCTTGATCACCCTCCCATCATGTTTCTTCTTCTTCGCTTCCTCGATCCAGCTTCCGCGAATGCAGGTATCGTTACCGCTTAAATCATCCCAAGAACCGTGGAGATACGCTTCCAGTAAGTGAGGTCTATGTTTGAACGCTTGTCGAAGGTTCTCAACATAGTCCTTGGGAAGAGAGGGGTTATCCGTGGGCAGTGCGGCTACATACGCCGTATCTGGCATCGGATTCAGTAAGAAATAGTCTTTGAGCCAGCATTGTGCCGGGTTTGCTGTAAGGCGAATCTGATAAGGAGGACAAGAACCGTCAGCAACGCGATGACGCAACGTGCCTCTCAGCATGCTGAAGCTGTCTTGATCTACTTCCTCAGCTTGGTCTACTCCTATGTGGGCGTATTCTGCGGAGTTTAAGGATTGCACGACAAGTGGATCATCAAGGCCGCCGTAGTCAATAACGGACTTCGTAATGTCGATATAGATCTTCTTCTTCTGCTCATTGATGCGGTAGAGATTCGCTGGAATCGACTTACGCCATGTCTCAAGCGTCGTATTTGTGAAGTCCACAGATCGGCGGCGGCAGAAAAACAGCTTGTTCCCCCGGTATTTGACCGCCATGAGGAATATCCAGACGCACATGAACCAGGACTTTCCACCTCCCTTTGCACCGCCATACAGCAGAAATTTCGCCGGGTGATTCAACGCCTCCTGTTGTTTCTTCGATAGCGCAAAGTTCAGCACCAACGGGGGTTTTTTACTAATAGGCGCCTCTGGCATCGGATCTGTCTGCAAAGCAGGATTTTCTGAAACCACCCCCCCCTCTTGAACGATCTTCGTCGGCGCTGGCACAGGCTTAATTTTGGGCGTTTTGGCGGCCTTTACGGGCTTCTCTGCCGCCTTCCCATGCTCCGATATGCCTTTCTTATCGGACTTAGCCTTCCGAGACACCCCTCCAGCCACCTTCTCAGCCCTCGCCGCCTTCAACCTATCCCTCGCAACCTTAGTCCTCTTAGACGCAGAATCTAGCAACGGTAGCCTATCTTCTAGCATGTCACTGGAAATTGGGGTGGATGATGTGGGGGGTGTATGATTACTATCACTAGTACCATTTTCAGCGGCCATGCCGTCACACCCACCCCCGGCCTTAGAGTTATCCACAAGCTCTACTCTCTCTAAGTCATTGGTACTAATAGGTTTAGGTGTTGTCATGTCTGATAAGGTATCTTATGTAAAATTGGATGAGCGTGAAGGGTTAGCTCTAAGTGCTTGCATTGTCGCTAGTTAAGCTTTGAATGTTAATCTGAACTGCTACGATTCCAGAGGCTTTATCATCATTATCAAGGACACCGTGAAGCTTGTAAGCTGTCTTTATCGCGTCAAGTGAAACAGAGGCATGTTCATCGTCAAAAACCCATTTCCCAAGGCGTGATGTAATTGGAGCTAGACCAAGATTAGACTGGTTTAATAACTCTCTAACCCTTTCCTTCACGTTAGGATTGGTTAAGAGCTGTGATGCGCATACTTTAGCAACTTCAGGAGTTTCAGTTTTGTATACTTCAGTATATGCGGCGGTCTGTGAAGGAGCTGTTACTAAAGCGCGGGCGAACTTTTCATGATTGAGGTTTGCAAGTTCCGGCATAATCAACATATACCACATATTGTGTGTACTTGTCAAGTGGCATACAAGATGTAGTGGAAAAATATTATAGGACGCGCCGCTTTAACCCTCAAAGTCCAATTCTATTACACTACTTAATCTATAGACTAGACCGCTTTACTATCTTAAAAGCACCATTTTGTTAGCTATGTTAGGAATGTCCTAGACTGTCCCGGACAACCGTTACAATCACTCTCAAAAGCATTAAAAGCCTTAAAAGCTTAAAAAGCGGGTGGTTTAAGGGGAAATAGGCCGAATGCCGCATAATCCCCTGTCATATTCTCAAGCCTTCGCTGAATCCTGCCGCATAAGCCGCTAAATCCCCTTTCGTCCATTACTGCCAAAATAGCCTAAATTATGGCTAACTCGATAATCTTCCCTTGACTTCAAGGCCTAATCCCCCGCTGAATAAGACGAAGCGAAACTAAGCAGCAGAGCCCTGGGAAACTATTTTGCATGATCTTATAATAATTGCTTGACAGGTGTAAAGGTATCCTGTAAGATTGCCGTAGATTAAGGTGTGAGAGCGCAACGAATGCAAGGGAAACGAAAGGGGAAAGAGAATGAAGATTAAGCAGACCCAAGCGGTAAAAAATCTGATCAAGGCTTGTTATCCGAATTACAAAGGCCGCAAGGTCTATCTATCAACAGAAATTCCTAATGACCTGTCAAGCTATTGGGATTCAGGGAGCCGGGATTATTATGTTTTCGCTGATGTAAGAAGCGGCGAAACTAAACAGGTTTCAACGAATCATCCGGCCTTTGAACCTAATAAGCCGAGGACACTAAATAGTCTGCCTTCTGGTTTCCTTCTGGTTAAGCATTCGATTTTTATGGGACATGATACCGGTATAACGATCTATGCCAATGAGTCAGACTTTAAGAAGTTTTTACCCAAGAATGAACAGAATTTAATTGAGCAGAATATTTAACCCATAACGCTTGAGAAATAAGGGGGAGAAGATGGCACCTTCAGAGATGTTTAAAGCACTTAGATTGAAGGGATACAGCGAAGAGTCGGCAAGCATTATAACCGGGCAATACTTCCAAAACCCCGATGACCGTAGAAAATGGGGAACGGAAGAACAGACGCGAAAGGACATTGAGGAGATTGTTAGAAACTTTAAGCTG